CGTAGTCGCCCGAGGCGGTCGCTGCACCGCAGTTGCCCGAGGCGGTCGCTGCACCGGAGTCGCCCGAGGCGGTCGCTGCACCGCAGTAGCCCGAGGCGGTCGCTGCACCGTAGTTGCCCGAGGCGGTCGCTGCACCGCAGTAGCCCGAGGCGGTCGCTGCACCGGAGTCGCCCGAGTTAACGGCCGAGCCATTCTTCCCCTTGGACGAACTACCAGTAGCGGGCTTTGCGCGGCTGGTGGTGTACTCAATCGCCGCCTTGATAAGGCCGGCTAGATTGATCTCGGCCTTGACAGTGATCTTGGAGCTGGCGACCTTCGTATCATCGCCGTGGCGGGACAATTCGCCGCTCTGCTCGACTACCGCAAAGCGCGATGTGCCAGGCTTGTAGTACTGGAGTACGTGCAGCGGGTACTCACAGGCGTGGAATCCACCCGAGCAAGCTGCAACTTCACCTTTATGCTCGTACGACCCGCCAACCTCGTACTGATAGCCACGGCATTTCATGTTCTCGTCAAACCCCTTGTAGGTGACGATGGTCTGCGCCGGCGCGTCCTTTTTCTTAGCCATGCGATACCCCTTAAAAGATTCGAAGCAGGAAGAAGACGAGAAGGTCGATCGATAGCGCGATACCGCAGGCCTTAGCCGGACCTTTCCAAGCGATGCGATTAATCAATGGCGAAGTCATTGGCCGCGTCCTCGTCCTGTCGGTGGATGGAAACCTCGGCCTGGTCTTTCGCGTAAACCGTCGTGATGTAGTGATGGATCAGCCGACCGGCTTCGGCGAAGTCTTCGGCCATCAGAAGATCGAGGATCGGATTGGGACGGCCCGGCTGCTCGATGCTCGCCTCGGACATCCCTAGTTCCCACGTCTCGCGACTGCGAAGTTCCGTGGCAACCTGCTTGCTGAGGCGCTCCTGTGCAGCCTCAGCCTCGGCGAGCTGCTCCATGTACTGAGCGACGGCCCACGTTGCGTAGTCGGGCTGGGCACTCATGCCACAAATCCCTTGTGCTCATTAACGCGGCGGCACACGACGGACCAACCACGTGGGCAATCGGTCCAGATACCAGCGATCGTCCGGAATTCCATGCGGCCGTTGTTGAGTCGGCAGATTCGGATGGTCGAGCGAGGGAAGGGGATGATTTGTGCACTCATGATTACGTCTCCGGAGAGAAGCTTTTGAGGGTCTGGATATCGCTGCGCAGACGTGCGTGGAGCGACGGCTGATCGGCGATGGACATCGAGCTCAGGATCACGGTCGCCGTCTCCAGCAAGCGCTGTACGGCGTTGTTCTTGGCGATGGCGTTGACGCCCTTGCGAGCCGCGGCAACTGCGTCTTCCTCAGCCACGGCGAACTGCACGTCGCGCGAGGAAACGAGAGTGGGGTAGGAGTGGGCGGGGAACATGGCTTACAGCTCCACGGCGTAGCAGCAGTCGCCGTAGCGACGTGCGAGGCGATTAGCCTCTGCCTGGTTGCGTGCCTCAACGCGGCACACGAACTCGGTGCCTTCTTCCTGGGCCTTGGCGCTGCCGTCGATGATCGAGTAGAGGAAGTTCATCTGAGTCTCCTTGCCGCTTCGCCGGATGTGGCGGGGTGGGCGGCTTGGAGAGAATACTAAAGCAGCGCTTGCGGGGAAGTCAAGCGGAACTTTAGTGTAGACAAGCAAAGATTGCCGATTGTTCAGCTGTCATTTATCTTGACCAACAAAAAGCCCGCACATGGCGGGCTGTCTGTAATCCGTGAAATTTGCCGAATCGGACTAATTACCTACGCAGTGGGTCTGACTTCCGTAGCTATTGCAGTTGACTACTACGGGTTTGTTGGCTGCGTTCTGGAGGATCGCGTTCTGAGTGTTCTGAGCGTCGATCATCTGCTGGTTCTGGAGCGTCTGAGAGTAGCCCTGAAGCGCCTGGCTGAGCACGGCAGCCCTCTGCATGGCAAGGGCTTGCTTCTGTTGCTGCTGGCCCATACGGGCCTGAGCGATATTGACGTACGGGTCTGATGGCTGGCACGTCTCCCCGCGTTTAGCCACCTCAGCATCGATCACGGCGGGATCGAGCTTCATCCCGTCCATTAAGACGTTTGGCCCATAGAGCTTCACGGCTGCGTCCTTCACACATAACTCCCACCCTGACAGGGCGGCAGCCTGGGCTGGCTTGATCGGCTGATTGACACACCCCGTCAACATTCCGACTAAGCCCGTCAAAACTATGACCTTGACTGACATAAATCCCCCTAGAGACCCTTGTCGCCCTTTCGCTCTATGACACGGCCAACGATGAGGAAGTGGGCGGAATCATCCTCAACGAACTCGTCCGGATAGAGCGTTTTATCCGGGTTATCCGACACGATCCTAATGCGACCATCCGCTGCTCTGAATAGTCGCTTCACACGGGCTTCGTCGCCGATGATGACCACATAGCAGTGATTGCTCGATAGGCGCGTATTCCCGGTATCCACGGCGATGATGTCGCCGTCATTTATCGTCTTCTCCATGGACTCGCCATGGACTCGCATAAGCTTGACCTTAGCCGGATCTGATCCCTTGGCTCGGAACCAGTTCAACGAATACCGCTGCCGGTATTGGGTCGGCACGAACTCGGGCACGATACGCCCAGAACCGCCGCTTACTTCCACTTCCACCCCCTCGACCCATACCTCTCGGCTAGGGTCGAAATCTTCGTCCGCATCCACGCCCTCTACGTCATAGGCGTGCACCCTCACGACGCGATCCCGGGAGGATTCGCCATCGTCCCCTAACCAGTATGCAAGTGGCTTGCCAGTAAGAGCGGACAGGGCACTGAAGTGCTTCCGGTCAATCTTCCCGGTTTTCCTCCAGCCGTTTACTGCCTGGGCCGTGACCCCGCAAGACCTTGCAACGGTTATCGATTTAATAGCCGGAGGGCCCTGCATAGCAAGGACGAGGCGAGTAGCTAGTTCATTGTCATCAAGCATTGCTGGATGGTCGCATCCGTCATTTCCTAACTCAAGCAAGTGATGCTTGACAGTACTAAAGTGATGCTTTAGTATCTGCTCCATGGAAGCCCTCTTACGCGCTATCGAACTCATCGGCTCGCAGGCTGAACTGGCCCGCCGCCTAGGTGTACGTCCACAGCTTATCAGCCAATGGACAAAGGGTAAGCGGCCTCTGCCGCCAACTCGCGCCGCTCAAATCGAGGAACTCACGGGTGGCCACGTCACTCGTGCTGACCTTTTGCCAAATTTCCCGTGGGTCACCACCCGCAAGGCAGATTGATTCTTCCACCACACGAGAACACTCCAAAGGAACCACCGATGTACGCAGATCCCACACATGTTCGCGACAACCCCATCAAGGTCCGGCTCAACGACGACGAGTACGCGGTGATCGAGGCCCTTGCCCGCATCAACAAGCGCCAACCCGCCGCCTTTGCCCGTGAGCTTCTGATGGCTGGCGTGGAAATGCTTGCTCAGCGTAACGAAGAAGCCCGTGCGGCTTGAAGTGGCTAGAGAGTCCCTGGGGAGGGCCGTATGCCCGTAATCACATGTGACCTAACGGACCAACAGCTTTCGGTGATTTCCGAGGCTGCTGATAGGGCAGGGATGTCGATAGAGGAATTCGCAACTCATGCCGCTGAGGCAGCCGTAGCTGCTCGCTACAGGCTTCCCGAGATACGCAACAACGTGGTTCCTCTGGAGTCCCTGAAAAGGCAACTGCGAGGACCGCCGAAGCCTACGAGCTAAACCTAAGGCCGAACACCCCCTAGCGTCCCGAAGCAGACCACAGAGAACGTCAACGTACCGTCCACGAGGTGTCGATATGCAGGTTTTCCCGACAATCGAGAGGCTTCTCGTTTATGCAGCAAACGAGAGAACAGTGACTCTTGAGCAAGAGCGTGGAGGCGATGAGCCAGACGTTATCAGCATCCACGTTAGCCAGGTCGATGCAGTGATCCGTGCCCTTCGAAACGCCAAGAAAGAGGTCGAGGAACTTCAGTGATCTTCTACAAGCGATACATGGGCGACTACGCGAAGGACACAAGGCATCTAACGATGCTTGAGAACGGCGCGTACTGCCTGTTGCTTGACTACTACTACTCAACCGAGAAGCCGATCCCGGCTGACCGATGCGAACGCATAGCGAACGCATGTGCGAATGATGAGCGAATCGCTGTGCAAACCGTGTTGGAACAATTTTTCCAACTTACTGAAAATGGTTGGCAGCATTCCAAATGCGACACAGTGATTCTAGAAGCCAACGCTAAGTCTAAGAAAGCCAAGGATTCTGCTTCAAAACGGTGGAATAAGAATGGATGCGATGGCAATGCGAACGCATCGGAAACGCATAGCGAAACGCAATGCGAACGCAATGCTAGTCATAGCCATAGTCAGATAGAAAAGAAGCGGTCGGAAAAGTCCCTCCCTATTTCGTTGCCTGACTGGCTTCCCGCTGAACTGTGGGCAGACTGGCACGCATACCGAAACACTCGGAAAGGCTGGACGGCTAAGGCCAAAGAGCTTTCCCTGAAGACCCTGACGGATCTACAAGCCCAGGGCTTTAACCCGAAAACGGTAATCGAGCGCTCCATCGAACGTGGATGGACGGGTCTGTTTGCGCCCACCACACCGAATGGTCAGCAGCCTGCCTTTTCAGGGACTCAAAAGACGCGAAAGGAGTTGGGCGTATGACCGAGACCTTCCTCCGCGTACCCCCGCACTCCATCGACGCCGAGCAGGCCGTTATCGGCGGCCTGATGCTCTCGCCCGAGAAGATCGAGACGGTAGCCGAGCGCCTGACGCAGGGTGACTTCTACCGCCGCGATCACCAGCTGATCTACCGGGCGATGCTTGAGCTGTCTGGCCGTGGTCAGCCGTGCGACGCCGTGACGCTCGGCGACTGGATGGATACGAACGGGTTCGGCGACATGATGGGCGGCTCGTCGTACCTCTACGAACTGGCGAACAACACACCCTCGTCAGCCAACCTTGCCGCCTATTCCCAGATCGTCCGTGAGAAGGCCGTACGGCGCTCCCTGATCGATCTGGCTACGTCCCTATCCGTCGATGCCTACGCGTCCGACAGTGAGGCTCCTGCGCTGCTTGACGGGGCAATCGCTGGCCTGATGTCGATGCAGAAGGTTGAGGCCCGCGCAGAGTTCACCTTGCGACAGGCGATGACCCTCGCGTATCAGGAGGCCGAGCGGGCAAAGGCACTCGGCGGCAAGGTGCCAGGGATCTCCACGGGGCTTGCTCGCCTGGACAAGGTTTTGGGCGGTTGGCATGACTCCGATCTGGTCGTGGTCGCTGCGCGTCCTGCGATGGGCAAGACGGCCCTCCTGCTCAACTTCGCCCTGTCTGCCGGCGTGCCGTGCGGGATCATTTCCGCGGAGCAACCGGCCCAGCAGGTGGCGGCCCGAGTGATGTCGATCGACTCCCATGTGCCGGCCGAGCGGATGCGAAACGGAAGCTTCGACACGGACGACCTCCGCAAACTTGACCTGTCCGTGGGTCGCCTCATCGAGCGCACCTGCCTGATCTACGACCGCAGCGCACCGTCCATTGCCGACGTGTCCCGTATGGCCCGTAAGTGGAAGCAGCAGAACGGCATCCAGATCCTTCTCGTTGATTACGTCCAGCGCATCGAGGCCAGCAACGCTGACAAGCGCACGCCGAAGCATGAACGGGTGGGTGAGGTCGTGCGTGGCCTGAAGAACCTCGCCCGCGATCTAGACATTCCGGTCGTCGCCCTCGCTCAGGTGGGGCGTCACGTTGACACCCGCGAGGACAAGCAGCCCGGGATGGGTGACATCTCCGACTCGTCCGAGATTGAGAAAGAGGCAGACCAGATCATCACCCTGTATCGCCCCGGCGTGCACGACGACTCGGCGGATCAGGCAGAGGCAATTCTGAGCGTCGAGAAGAACCGTCACGGCCCGACCGGCGTAGTCCGTGCCGCATGGCTCGCCGAGACGATGCGCTTCACGGACATGGCCTATGACAACCGATGACGTCCAAGGACTCATCCGCAGCCGCATCGACGAACGGGAGAAGAAGGCAGCGGAACTCAGAGCGATTTTCACCTTCGCCGCCGAAATGAAAGAGCTTCTGATCGAGTTCGACCCAAAGCTCATCTACGCAGAACAGGACGGACGATCCATAGGACGCAGGCCAGATAGCTCGCAAAGCCTGGATGGCGATCGATTAGTTCAGATGAACGACCAGTTTGAGCGCACCCAAACCCTAATGAACAAGAGGCGCAAATGAATCAGCACAGCAACCATATCCGCACCGGGACGTACGTGGATGCTTGGGGAAAGGATGTACCTGGATGGGCGGTTATCGACGCCTACGATGGCAAGGTCATCACGTTCGCCAATACTCGCGAAATGGCTCGCGAGTTCGCCAGCCATGAGCACGGTGAGCGCATTGCCCGCGTCCACTCTGTGACGTATTCGGTGACGAAATGAGCGCCGAAATGAGTGAGTCGAGCGGCATCAGTTTCAGCGGCCTCCTGACCATCGTATTCATCACGCTGAAGCTTACCGGCGTCATTTCCTGGTCATGGTGGTGGGTCTTGGCCGCGTTCTGGGTGCCAATTGCCTTCGTGATTCTGTTCGTTGTCGTCGCTGCATTGGTGGGCGCACTCGCATGATACTGACGCTGCCAGCAAACGACCGTGGGGATGCGGTCAACCGTCTCGCCGCCGTTCTGTTGGCAGCGTTACCAGGAAAGCGCGTCAAGGTCGAGGTGAAGGAGTACCGCAAGGACCGCAGCAATCCGCAGTGCCGTTACCTAAACGGCGTGGCTTACAAACTTCTAAGTGACGCGACGGGTTACGAACGGGACGACATCAGCGAGTACCTGTGCATCCAGTTTTTTGGTGGCAGGGCAAAGCGAGTTCCGGGCAAGCGTACGGTGACCGTACCGCTTCGCACCACCACGACCGACGCAGACGGTAGGCGCTCCGTTCTGACGACGCAAGAGTTCGCCGATTACGTGGCCTTCGTGCAGCGGTTCGGAGCACAGCACGGGGTATTCATTCCAGATCCGGAGGAGTCGTGAAGCAGCATAAGCACAACTGGGCTCGACGTGTTGGGTGGACCGGTAATCCCGTGTGGGTATGTCCTGATTGTGAAAAGCATGGCGGCTATGCGGGCTTCGGGTATCCACCGCCACCACCAGACCCATACGACATCGGTAAGGCATTCGACAAATACGGACGCGACTTAGATGAACTAGAGGGGCGGCTTGGCTTAGCGGTCGTTGTCGAAAAAGACGACAAGAAGCCTTGGTGGAGGATCTTCTGATGACCAACCTACGCAACGCTGCTAGGGGCCGGGAATGCCAGGTCCGCTATCCCGGAGGCATCTGCTGCTTCGATAACGAAACAGTAGTCCTCGCCCACATCCGTCTCGCGGGCATCACGGGAGGCGCTTAGAAGGCTCCAGATCTACTCGGCGCATGGGCGTGCCACACATGCCACATGGAAGCCGATCGAAAGACAACGAAGCTTGATCCGGATGACGCAAGGCGATGGTTCCTTGAGGCCATCCTCCGCACCCAGTACGCACTCATCAACGAGGGTCTAGTCAAATGGTAAGCGTGATTATCGTCGCCGCCCTCGTCGCGGCAGGTATCTACATCCGGCTCGATTTCAAATATCGCTACTGGAAGGAGCGCTGCGAGAACTATCAGGCGCTCTACGAAAACGAGCAGGCGGACCGAATCGACTATGAGCTTGAGTTGCTTCGCACTCAGACGCAGCTTGAGGACTCGCGGCAGGCATATAGCCGACTCATTGGGACGAAGGTCCAGGGTTGGGCATCGGCTACCGTGACGAGGCACTGATGGCAGGCCAATCGCCAACCCAGTTAAGCCTTGCCGCGCTCCGCGCTCAGGGATACGTGTGCTGGATCGTAGAGCACTGGAACGCCTTCACCAAACGTCGCGTGGACCTCTTTGGAATGTGGGACATCCTGGGCGTTGGACCCCTCGGCACCATCGCAGTGCAGACCACGACAACTGGGGTGTCAGCTCGCGTCAAGAAGATTAGTGACGACGACCACGCAGCAGCCTTGCAGGCCTGCCGTGAGGCCGGATGGACGCTTCAGGTGCACGGATGGACGTCGAAGAAGGTCGGCAATCGCCGTGTGTATAACCAGCGCGTTGTGGATGTCTCCTGATGAACTACCAACTAAAACGAATCGTTTGCACGGCTCTCTACAACATCGCCTCGGCCTCGCCAGATCATGGGCGGGCGGTACTTCATCGTCAGGATAAGCAATTTGACGAGTTATCGCGAAAGCTCACGTCAGAGTGGCGTCTGCCAGGACAGGCACTCCTATGGGCAATTTATGAAAGGTCTGTCTTGGATTACCTCGGAGTCGGCGGTCACCGCATAAGGACCATTCGCGAGAAGGACGCCACGGCAGTGACGGGGAACATCAAAACGGCTAGCGGAAAAATCGTCAATATTCTGGTTGAGCTGAATATCAGGCCGGCTTGGGCGTGGGGTCAGATCCAGAAAGCAGTCAACTACACGAAGATGAAGGAGGCGGCGTGAGCTTTCCCCGTTATGCGCTGATTTACTTTCTCTACCTCGGAGCGGCTTATGCTTGCGGGGCGACACCTTTTCAGGCTCTCGCATACGCCACAATCGCCAGCCTCATTCTCGACGCTAAAACAACGCTGGAAGACTTTAGGAACTGGCCATGACCTCCCACGACATCATCGGCCGCGACACGGACGAGGCCTTCGCCATGCCGGAACTGTCGGATGCGTGTATTGACGCGGCCAACCGGACGGCGAAGTTGTTTGATGCTCACTACCCAGGGTGGCAGTTGTATAGCCGCGTGGTTCGTGGCGATACCGTGTACGACCGCCAGTTAGCCGCGTGGGCCATTGGGATGGCTAGGCAGCACACACGTACCCGGAAGACGAACGGGCAGGCTGTGGTGGCCCCCAGGGGGCGTAGGAACGACTGGATTGCGCAGGCGGGGGTGGACGCGCTGGAGTTCGTTCTAACCGGTCGTCACGAGGAAACCTCATGGGATGCCGAAGCTAGGCTGGGCATCCACCATGCCATCTACGCCAAGGTCAGGGGCGAACTCGGAGTCCTGATGGCCGAGGGATTGGAGTGTTATGTGGTGGAGCTTCGTCGTCAGTACTACTACTCCCTTCGCGATGCCAGAATGACTGCATAAACGCAAGATAAATGGGCAAAGAGAGGACTACCGGCAATGCGAAATACGGTCTTATCCTGAACCTACCTCTAGCAAATATAGGTTCTGTATGTTCCCCGTTGTCTATCTAATCGAATGCTTCGATATCAGCGGAAACAGGTACATGAAGGTTGGCCGGAGTAGTCGGCTAACACACCGGATTTCAGAGATTTAGACAGGTTGCCCGTTCCCGATACGAAGGTGTAGGTATTTCTGCCTAGCTAGTGTTCAAGAATCAAAGGTCGCCGAGCGGTGCGTTCATGCTGCCCTGATTAGGCACCAGTGCTTGGGGGAGTGGTTCTATGCCGGGGTAGGGGATTTGCGTGCATAGGACGACCTAGAGAACGTGCCAGTAGAGGCAATCTCACTGGCGGCACAACGCCCAGTAAGGCCCAGGGGATATAAGCCGAAGCAATCTCAGTTGACGAGACGTAGGGCTGAGGCAGGGCATGCGTCTATGACCGGGAATTATTTTCCGTCCTGACTGTGACTACGTCGAAATCCACCCCTACCCTAGGCATCGAGGGCGGACTACACGCCTGAAATTCCCGGATAGCCTCTGCCGGCCAGGTCATCGACTTGTCGTCGCGGCATAGCCAGAAAGATCCGGGATGGCCCCAGCAAGTGGGGAGCGGGCCGTGGCAGCGGTCGCCGGACTCCGTACCCGGCACTATTTCATCGCTTTCGGGGCGAAATCGATAATCGTTTATCACTTATGCCGGTCGAGGCGTACAGCCCGCGATGCCCGATACATCGCACCGGCGCCCATTCACCATGCTGGTGAAGCTCAAATATCCGTGCCGCCGAGCATGGTAAGCCTAGCCCAGCATGGCCCTACACCGCCTTCGGGGGCAGATATGATTCGTGCGACGGTTAATCAGCAGCATGTGTCCGAATCCAATCTCTCACCCGATTGGTTGGCCCATGACTACAGGCAGTTCTTGACCGGGGCAACCCGAGATACAGATGCCGGTAAACTGGACTTCGACGGCTTCTTAAGTCCTCTGGTGCTGCGCCGGTATGCCGAGTACATGCACGGTCATAGGAAGCTCCCAGATGGCTCTCTCCGGGCCTCGGACAACTGGGCCTTGGGCATTGACCGCGAGGTCTATATGAAATCCCTCTGGCGGCATTTCTTCGCCGTATGGGAGGAAAATAAGGGCATCGAGACGCCTGACGGACTGGCCGCCAACTTGTGCGCCGTCCTGTTCAACGCGTCGGGGATGCTGCATGAATTTCTGAAGGCTCAGAACGACCACACGCCGGGGGCTGGGTATTCCATGCCCTTGGCCGATAAAGAGGATTAATCTTTGAAAATCCTCATGTTAGACATAGAAACGGCGCCTCACAAAGTGTACGCCTGGGGGCTATTCGACCAGCGCATCGCTACCAATCAGATTGTCGAGCCGGGCTACACCCTCTGCTATGCGGCCAAGTGGTACGGCGAGAAAGGGATGTTCTTCGACTCTGTACACCAGTCCACGCCAAAGGCCATGCTCAAGCGCGTTCATGCACTGCTGGATGAAGCGGATGCGGTGTGCCACTACAACGGGACCAGCTTCGACGTGCCCGTACTTATCGGCGAGTTCATGAAGCACCACATGAAGCCGCCGTCGCCGTTCAAGCAGATCGACCTTATCAAGACCACGCGCAAGGCCCGTATTGCTAGCCGCAAGCTGGACTACGTGTCTCAGATGCTAGGACTGGGGTCGAAGACGGTTCACAAGGGCATGCCCCTCTGGACCGCCTGTATGGACGGCGACGCGGCTGCATGGAAGATCATGGAGAAGTACAACCGCCAGGACGTGAAGCTACTTGAGAGCTTGTACGACGAGCTGCTGCCGTGGATTCCGGGACACCCGAACCGGAACAACTACAGCTCCGAGGAAGCCTGCCCGAAGTGTGGTGGGAAGCACTATCAGCGCCGGGGGTACGCGATCGCGAGTACTCGCCGGTACGCCCGTTACCAGTGCAAGGACTGTGGCTCGTGGTTCAAGTCTACGAAGTCCGAGCCGGGTAGGGTGGAGTTTTCGGAAGCCGCCTAATGTCCGCTACCTGATGCCATAACCCGGCTTAGTGTGCAGCGAAGCTAACATTTAATAAGCCGGCCTGTTATTCAGGCTTAAACCACCGAGGATCGCTGTCATCACGACCATCGCAGTCAGCAAAGGAACGGTGGCAGCGGACAGCCAGATCACGGGTACGTTCAAGTTTCACGGCAACGTCAAGGTACGAAGGGTCGAGAGCGGTCCGTACGCTGGCTGGATCTTCTGTGCCGCCGGGCGACTCGACTATGTCCCTGTTGCATATGGGCAGGTGGTGGCTGGTGAGTTCTCGCCGGTATGCGGGTCCGATGACGATGACGGGGGTAGTTACCTGTTGGTCGGCAAAACCAAGGTCTACTGCCTGGAAGCTGACAAGATGATCCCGTACGAGGTGGACAAGACCTTTGCGATCGGATCGGGCGCCAAGTACGCAATGGCAGCGATGGCCTGCGGCAAGACGCCGACTGAGGCCGTTAAGGTTGCCGCGAAGTTCGATCCTTTCACCAGTGCGCCTATCCGCACGCTTACCGTTTAACCGCAGGGGATGCATCAGCGATGCAGACAGAACACATTGCCGATGCCATCAAGGGAACGCCCGTAGTGGGGTTCATCGGAACCTCATTGATGGGGTTCTAGTGGGACGTCTTCTCGTACATCGTGGCAAGCCTCTACACATGCTTCCTGATTGGCGAGAAGTTGTTCAAGTGGTACAGGGCGTGGAAAGAAAGCCGTGCCAGTAAACCGTAAAGTCGTAGGTGGTTTCCTCGCCGCGGTCATTGCCGCAGCCGCAGCCTTTACCCAGCCATGGGAAGGCACTGTCTACGAGGGCTACTCAGACGTCGTAGGGGTTACGACAGCCTGCACCGGCCACACAGGCCCAGAGGTGGTCCTCGGCAAGGTCTACAGCCAGTACCAGTGCGACTTGTGGTTTAAGAGGGACGTGTAGGTAGCGGCGGGATACGTCCTGCAGTGCATCTAGGTTCCGCTGACGGTAAACGAAGCCGCAGCCCTGACATCGGCCGTATTTAATCTGGGCCCAGACGTGGCGTGCGCATCGACCCTACAACGTCTCGCGAACGAAGGTTATCCGCCCAGCGTGTGGTGTCCCCAGCTTCGTAGATGGAACAGGGCTGATGGAAAGGTAATGAACGGCCTAACCCGTCGCCGTGAGGCGGAAACCCAACTGTGTCTCAAGCCGTGAACGGTTTCCTCCAATCGAAGTTCTAGTTGGCCTGCGCTGCGTTCCTTACCGCAACTGGCCTACTGATCTTCCACCTCATTGATTCCGCCCAGTGGTCAAGCACGACTACCTGGGTACTTGGCCTGTATTGCTCAGCTTCGGTAGCTGAATCGGCCGTAACAAAGAAGCCGCCGGAAACTCCGGTTTGAGGCAGTAACATGAAAATCCGCGCACTTTTCGCCCTCGTCCTTCTCGTGACTACGGCGGGGTGCGCGTCACACCTTAGCCGAGAGGATGTCCTGGCCAAGACCCACGCCACGACAGTCCGGCTAGTGATGAATGATTCTGGGTCGTGTAGTGGCACAGCGATCGGTAAACATCTCCTTCTGAGTGCTACGCACTGCTTCGTGACCCTGACGTCACTAACCGTCAACGGCAAGCCTGCAGTGGTGCTGAAGCGGATAGACGACGGCAAGGACCATACGATCCTCGTCCTCGATACCACGTTTACCAGCTGGTCGAAGATGGGCCCCGAGCCAAAGCAGGCTGATGTGGTGTTTATCTGGGGCAACCCGGACGCCTTCGTGGACTTCTACCGTGAAGGTCATGTTGCAGGATACGTAGACGGCGACACGGGGCGCACAACCATAGTGGATTTGCCCTCGATTTACTTCGGCGACTCCGGATCGGCGATCTTCAACGAGGCTGGCTAGATCGTCGCAGTGACGAGCTTCCTGACCTACGACGATTATCGGGGCGTTCCACTCAAGTTTATGGGGTTCTGGCCCTTCTCGTTTACCGATGCCCAGTACAAGGAAATCGGGTATGTCAAAGGTGATATGTGACTGGATCAGCATCGGCCTCCTGCTCACTGCTGCCGTGCTGTCCCTGCGGATGTATTTCGGCCCGGGCGACAAGTGACGCAAGGGAATGGCTGAACGAACGTCTCGCCGCCTCCTACATCCTGGCAAGCGGCAAGACCACGCACACGAACACATGCAGCACGAGCGTAGCACCGGCTAGACAGCCTGGACCTTGTGACTGCGATGCGGAGGACATGCCTTGAGATACCTCTACATGGCCCTAGGCGTCTTTCTCCTGTGGAGCGCCAGCCTGCTATGGGCACATCACTCCGGTGCTACCAGCGAGCGGCAGGCGCAGGCTCAGAAGGCCGAGAAGGTAACGAAGCAGCACAAGAAGAAGCGCGAACAGGTTGAGGACAAGGTCAATGACTTACCCGAGGCTCCGACTGTGCCAGTACGCGATGCTCCTGCTGACTCTGCCAGTGCTGAGCTGCTGCGCGACTGGTCCCGGCCCCGTTGACGGGTGTTCGTGGGCCCGCCCAATTCTCGTGTCGCCCGATGACTCCCTCACGGACGGCACAGCCAAATAGATCCTTTCGCACGACCGCACAGGCGCAGAGATATGCGGCTGGCAGAAATCAAACCACAAGGAATAACTATGCAGGGTGACCCGAGCTGGATTGCTGGACCGGCCATTGCCATCGTGAAGTGCTTCAACGGCTTCGCAGTCGTGCAGGCTCCGACTGACCCCGTATCGCAGGCTCTCGTATTCGGGACGTGGGATGACCTCACGTATTACCTGGCCGGCCACTTCGCCAATCCGCCTGCATGAGCGGCAAGGGCGATGACCGTCGTCCTAGCAAGGTGGACGAGACCACGTTCGCATCGAACTGGGATCGAATCTTTTCAAGCGGTTTGCCAGAGAGGCCGATTGGGCTTGGCTCTAACCCAAGCAGCGACTTAGCCGTCGCCAACGTTGGTTCGAATCCAACAGCCGCCGCCACACAGCCCTGTAGCTCAGAGGTAGAGCATCCGGCTTTGACCCGGACTGTCGGAGGTTCGAATCCTTCTGGGGCTGCCATCTACATCAACGCCGACACTGGCGAATAGGTGGACGAAAGCTGGTGGCCAACCATCGAGGAATCGAAATGACCTATGTCGTCATCCGTGAGGGTAGCAACCCGCCGCCTCCCGTTTACACAGAGTCACGATTCTCGGCTAACGTCGTCGCTGGTGTCCTCACTGCCAACGAGATCCCACCGATCAGGAAGTGGGTCGTGTATGCCGAGGACCGCCACGATGGGTGAGCCGAATCCCTGACCCAATCGGCTCTTTCACGTAACGCGAACACGATCCACCCAAGATAAACAACGGCTAAATACTCATGGCTCGGCCCAAAGGTTCACCCAACAAGACGACATCAGAGGTCCGCGAAGCTATCGCGGCGTTTGCTGCTGCCAATGTGGACAACATGGGTGTGTGGCTGGCGTAGGTAGCTGCTGACAACCCCGCTAAGGCGCTCGCGTTGTATCTCCAGGCTCTGGAGTACCACATGCCTAAGCTTGGTCGTCAGGAGGTTGTGGGCGACCCTGACGCGCCCCTTATGAGCAGCATCACGCTATCGTTCCTTGAGTCCAAGCGTGACTGACGTTCAGTTCCCCGCCAAGCTGCGAGGACTGTTCGACCCGCATCGCTACAAGGTGGCATACGGCGGGCGAGGCTCCGGCAAGTCATGGGGTTACGCCCGCGCATTGCTCGCACTTGGTGCCCAGCGCAAGCTACGTATCCTCTGCACTCGCGAGATCCAGAAGTCCATCAAGGACTCGGTGCACAAGCTGCTCGGTGACCAGATTGAAGTGATGGGTCTGTCGTCGTTCTACGAGGTGCAGGCGCTTGTCATCAAGGGTATCAACGGCACCGAGATCACCTTTGCTGGCCTGAGTGACCAGACCGCCGAGTCCGTGAAGTCCTACGAGGGCGTGGACATCGTTTGGTGTGAGGAAGCACAGGCGATCACAGCCCGTAGCTGGAACATCCTTGAGCCCACGATCCGCAAGTCTGGCTCGGAAATCTGGGTGACGTTCAATCCGGAGTTGGATACCGACCCGACCTACAAGCTGTTCGTCGAGAGTGCGCCAGAGATCGCCTTCGTCGTCAAGATGAACTACCAGGACAATCCCTGGTTCAACGATGAGATGGAGGACCTGCGGGCACGTGACGAGGCAAGGCTAACGCCAGCCGAGTACGCGCACAAGTGGGAAGGCATCTGCCTCCCGGCCGTCTCCGGTGCGATCTACGCCGACGAGATCGCCAGTGCCAAGGAGGCCACGCCAAGCCGCATCTGTGAGGTGCCGTACGATCCGGCCCTGAAGGTCCATGTGGTGTTCGACCTGGGCTGGAACGACCAGATGACGCTGATCCTCGTGCAGAAGCACCTGAGCCAGCTTCGCGTCATCGAGTACATCGATGGCAACCACAAGACTCTGGACTGGTACTCGACGGAACTGAAGACCCGCAAGCACAACTGGGGCACGATCTGGCTACCACACGATGGCGAGAACAGGGACTTCAAGACCGGCAAGTCATCGCAGGAGATCATGCAGGAGCTTGGCTGGACGGTATCGATCGTGCCCAAGCTCGGCATCGAGGAAGGCATCAGGCTGGCCCGTAGGCAGTTTGTGCAGGTCTACTTCGACAAGGTCAAGGCTGCGGCTCTGGTCGAGTGCCTGAAGCGTTACAGGCGCTCCCTGCCACTGTCTACGGGTGAACCAGGCGCTCCGCTGCACGACCAGTTCAGCCATGGCGCTGATGCCTTCCGATACCTACACGTCGTTGCCCCGAAGCTCTCTAACGAGGACTGGGGCGGCAAACTGACTTACAAGACACTGGCGACCGCTTAATGGCATAGAAATCCAAGAAGATGACGGACGGCGAGCTTTGCGCCCTCATCGACCATGAGCGGGCGAACGGTATCGGCTATGCGGACTAGCTCCAGGCCGACCGTGCCAAGGCTATGGCTTACTACCTGGGCGAGGCGTCCCATGAGCTGACGCCCCCTGACGTAGATGGCCGTAGCAAGATCGTCAGCAAGGACCTTCTAGAAGTCGTCGAGTCCGCCATGCCTTCGCTGATGCGCATGTTCTGCGGTGCCGACGACGTGATTCGTTTCGAGGCGGAAGGTCCCGAGGACGAGAAGAATGCCAACGACGCCACGGAATACTGTGGCTGGATGCTGTTCCGCAAGAACCAGGGCTTCACGGTCCTGCACGACGCCATCAAGTCGGCCCTCATCTCCCGCATGGGCGTGGTCAAGGTCTACTGCGAGGAGGCGTGGGACGAGCGCGAGGAGCATTACGAGTACCTTTCTGAACAGGACGTCCAGGCGCTCTCCGTCGATGAATCCATCGAGATCGTCGAGCAGACGCAGGTCATGCCTGTCGATGTGGCGATTAGCCAGCAGGGCTAGCAGGTCGCCCCGCAGCAGCCGTACTTCAACGTCACGGCCAAGCGCAAGGAGAAGAAGCACAACATCGTGGTCGAAGGCGTGCCGCCCGAGGAAATCTGGTTCAGCAAGGACAGCCGCGACATCGAGAAGCTTCGTTGCGTGGGCTAGAACACCGAGCGCACCGTTTCCGACCTCATCTCGATGGGCTATGACCCTAACAAGGTTGCCCAGATCCCCACGGGTGACGACGATGGCGACACGTACGGCGAACGGTTGGAGCGCGAGTCCTACGACGGCAGCTTCACAGTCTCAGAGGACGATGACTCGCCCGATCCGAGCCAGCGTGTCGTAACGCTCCAGTTGGTCTACATCCGCGTGGACTACGACGGCGATGGCATTGCCGAATATCGCCGTATCGTCAAGGCCGGAACGGTCGTCTTCGAGAACGAGATCACGGACGATCACGAGTTCGCCCTCTGCTGCCCCAACCTGATGCCCTACAAGCTCATCGGACTGAGCATGTGGGACCTGACTGAGGACATTCAGCGGATCAAGACCGCGGTCACTCGTCAGTACCTCGACAACATGTACCTGGCGAACAACCCGCAGAAGATCGTGGTGAGTGGTCAGGTCAACCTTGACGACCTGCTCAATCCTCGCCCAGGCGGCCTGGTTCGCGCGCATAGTGTGGATGCCGTCCGTGAGCTGACCACCACTGACATTGGCGTCAACGCCCAGGCAGGCATCAACTACTTCGACTCCGTCCGCGACAACCGGACAGGCATTCGCCAGTTCTCGCAGGGTCTCGTGGGTGATGAGCTATCGAAGTCGCAGATCGGCTCGGAGGGCGTGGCGACCCTGCAGGACCAGGCCGACCAGCGCCTTGAACTGATCGCCCGCGTCATCGCCGAGACGTTCATTTCTCGCATCTTCCGCCTGCTGCTGAAGAACGCGACCCAGTACCAGGACCGCGAGGCGCAAATCAAGGTCAATGGCAACTGGATGGCCGTCGATCCACGGGCGTGGAAGAACAATTACGCGATGTCCGTCTCCATCGGCATCGGCACGTCCAGCAAGGCCAAGCAGATCCAAAACGCCATGATGCTGCTGACGATCCAAGAGAAGGCGGCGGTGTATGGACTGGTGCAGCCCCAGAACGCCTACAGCAGCCTTGAAGACCTCCTGGCGGCGATGGGCAAGAAGGACGTAGGCAGGTACTTCACCGCCCCCGGCGATGCGCCTCCGCAGCCCGAGAAGCCCGATCCGGCCGTACTCAAGATTCAGGCCGACTCGCAGGCCAAGCAGGCCGAGTTGCAGCAACAGGGACAGTTGCAGGCCCAGAAGCAGCAGGGTGATGTGGAAGTCGAGCGCATGAAGCAGCAGTTCCAAGCGGAACAGTCGCAGCAGGAGACGCAGCTCGAAGCCCAGCGCAACCAGATGCAGGCTGAGAGCGCTATTCAGGTGGCTCGCGAAAAGGCCCAGCTTGATGCTCAACTGGCCCTACAGAAGGAGGAGAT